CTGGGTAAGGGCAACGTTGAAGAATGGCAAAGTCATAGGTGGTTACTTTTTCGATAAATCATTTGCATCTGACGGCCATGTTCCTGAGCAAATTTATATAGAACAGTCATGGATAATTAACGCGGACGGTGGACTTGAGAGAGCCAAAGCAGACACGGCAGGCGTGCTGATACTGTCAGGTGAAATGTCCTGTATAGAATTTACTAAAATAACACCACTAGGAGCTACCTATGAGCAAAAATAAAGACCTTAATAATAATGGCTATCAGCCAGTAGATAAGGGATACCAGCCTCGCTCAGTCGTGCAGGACGGATATCAACCCGCACAGCAGCCCACAGCTGGGCACCAACCAATTAATGCGCCATCAGGAGGCACAGCTCCAAGTAATACTTTAACTAGTTCCTCAGTAGCCCCGCCTCCGAAAAAAGACTAATAAGCATATTAAAGGCCCATCCTAGGGCCTTTAATTAACCAGCGTCCATCCATAAGTCTGGGCTGACTTCGAAGCCTGTTATGTATTTTTATTAATTTTTGACGCTATGGGCCAAAGTGCCAACTTAGCACGGAGTGCCTTGTGTATGGATGGTATTAAAAGTATTACTGAGTTTTTTCTGGGAAGACTAGGGTTTAAAAAACTCATTTTCTCTTGTGCTGTAGTTTTAAGCATCGTCGCCTATTTTCTAAATAAGGTAATTTTAGTAAGTGTTGTTAAGTTGAACACTGGGCAACTGTTAAGTTTTACTGATTATGTACTTCTCTTTTCTTCTTTGGTATTAGCAATACTAATCCTCTACTGTTTTTTAGTAATAGTGGAGGTTTTATATTACAAGGCTTCTAAGGTAATAGAAGTGGAGGCGAAAAAACGAGAAAACACACAAATAGCTATAAAAGAAAAAGCTAGGATGCATGAGAATTTTGATAAAACGTTCATACACTTACCATCTATAGAAAAAGAATATCTCTACGCTCTACTTGATGGCAGTACCTCTAAAGTAAGCAAGAGAGATACGTATGAGTTAATAAAGCTAGGATTTCTTGATGTTGTCGCTGAAATTTATGATGACAATGTAGTTAGTCTGAGTAAAGAAATATCTGGTAAAGTACAGGCTATGTATGACGTAGAAATACAGAAAGCTTTTGATAAGTTTAGAGAATCAAGTCAATACAAACCTGTGCTCGACCTCCTAAGAGGAAAAGTAGACGTGGAAGGCATAGACTTACGAATACTGACTACCTGCTTCGGTAATTCAGATTTGTCTGGCTTGGAGTATAGTAAATATGTAGGGGTATTCAGTTCTCTTCTTGATGGAGTGGTATTCACTTTAAATGGTGCAACCAGATACGCCATTGAACAAGAATTAAAAGAAGAAGTAATCGGTAAATTTACCATACCTTATTAACGCAGATGTATGTAATAAAGGCCCAAACTAGGGCCTTTTAATTAACCAGCGTCCATCCATAAGTCTGGGCTGACTTCAAAGCCTGTTATGTACTTTATTAAGAATTCTTCCAACTCTTCCTCACGTCGTATAGCTTCTAAGCTGCTGGCGTCTGCATCCATCTGAGCTAACCAGTAAGCCACTGCCATAGCGAGTGCATCTAGTCTGTCATCATGGCGAAGCGAGCCTCTGTCTGCTGTCAATCGTGATAGTTGGTAGAACAACGAGTATGACAAATCCTGCTCACACTGTTCTAAGTCATCCGTGATTACCTTTGGGTCAATGATAAGTCGATGTTGCATAGTCACTGGTTCAAGGGTGTCGATAATGCGACGTTCTTTTTGTTGTGATTGGCGTACCTCTTCAATACTGCACGGGTAGTACTTCGTTAAGTAAGGTTTGAGTAGCTGTGAGAACATGCCATCACCAAAGTTACTCTCTACAAGCACAGCGTTCACCTTATGTGACTTCGCTATCTTAGCAACCTTCGTAAGCACAGAGTCTGTGTAGCCATCACTTGAGCCACCAACTTCGGGTATGAATACGTTACCTGCGTACATATAAGCTATGCACCACGTAGTTTCATCGCTACCACGACCTGACGGGTCAATGACCATTACCTTTCCTGTGTACTCTTGGCGTTCCTTAGATACCCAATATGGTCGGTAATATCTGTCACCAGCTAAGCCAACGGACTCAACGTCTAACAATGTGTCCTTGTTACGCATGACTGTGAATTCTACAGGTGCCTTGGTACGGCTGACGTCCATTACAACTAGGTCGCTGAGTTTGAGCGGGTACTTGTTACCATCAGATAACGCAGTGTCTAGCATGAACTGTAAGGCGAACCCTGCTTTGCCATAGGACAAGCGGCGTTTCTCTATGTCCACCATGTCGAATCGCGTAGGCTCTGTTGAGGAACCGACTAACGTTTGGTCTTGCTCTAAGGGTTCTGTGACGTATGGTGATAGTGCGCCTTTGTAATGTGACAACTCTTCTTCTTTAGGGAAGATAAGAGGCCATATACGGCACTGATAGCCACGTTCACGAAGAGTATTGTAGAGAGACATTTCGGTCTGGGGTGTACCAAGATAGATGATACGGGGCTTCTCAGCCATTGTGCGTGAGTCGTATGGTTTAATAATAGCGTCGAACTCTTTTACCAGTTCAGACAGTTTGTCACGTGCATCTTGAGTGTATGAGTTACTTGGAACCTCAATGTCATCCGCAATGATTACGTTCGCACGGCTACCTGTTATCTGTCCTGTAATAGAAGCAGACTTTAAGGAAGGGGAGTGGTCAGTAATTGCAGGCCCAACGTCAAACGCAATAAGCGAATCGCGTTGTCCGGCTGTGGGTGTGAGGTGTTTGAGAAAGTCCACTTCTGCGATTAGACGCTTGGTGAATGATGAGAAGGCATCGGCTCGTTCCTTCGTTGCTGATATAACCATTACCTTGATTTGTGGGTCACGGAATAGTAACCAAACGACGAACGCTGAGGTGACAAATGATTTGCCGCAACCTCGAAATGCTTCGATTATGGAACGCTCTGGGCCATTCGCTAGGTAGGTGCCAATGTTGTATTGAAGTGCTGTGGGGTCTGGTAGTTGAAGGTGTTTCCATATCATGTAGAGGAAGAAGCTAAAGTTGTCCTTTAGGTCTTGCATAAGGCTTTCGTACGCGGCGTCTTCCTGCTCGCCTACACTTAGTTCTTGTTCTACTAACGTCTCTGTGTGTGCCTCTGTGGGCGTTTCAAAGGACTGTTCATTGATAACACCTTCTAAGTTATCATCTTGTATATTTCCTCCTTAACCCTGCGTTAACAGGGCGTCAGTTGAGAGTAATTCGAAGTGTGGTAAGTCTTTAAAGTCCGGCCAGAAACCGCCCCATTTAATAGGGACATTGAGTTCTAACGCTGCTTGCATCATTGAGGCGGCTACAATAGAGAGGTGTCCTAGCTTCCATGTAGGCTTACCGTTTACATAGGCTACTAGGTCTACTGCTCGTCCTGATTGGTGACGTGAAAGGTGGTTGTAGCCGTCTAGCTCTGAGGCATTTTTGTGGTACAAGACATTCTGTTGTTTAGCCGATCGATAGCCACCTTGATAGGCAACTTGGAATTCAATAGGCGATAAGGATTTTGCACGACGGACGACGTCTACTAGGGAAGGGTTAACCTTCTTTAAGCGCGGCTCGCTTATTTTTATCCACCTTACGCATTGCGCGTCCGGCTTCAATTTGGGCTTTATAGCTGTCACCGTCGCCATCACGCATGAGGGTTTTAAGTAACGCGTAGCCTTGGTCGTCGAGTTCGTTGTCAGTGCTGTCTTTAACAACTTCTGCGGTTCTAAGTAAGAGCTTCTTTGCTCCGCGTAAACCGATGGCTTTGATAGCGATAAGAGCAAGCTTGCCAAGAAGAGACATAAACATAATAGGTTTTTCCTTTTTGATTGGGGCATTAGTTAGATACTTTGCGGAACTCGGCTACATTGCCGGACTGGTTGAATTTATCTAATCCTGCGGATAGGTTTTGAAGGGATTTGTTAGATTTCTTAACGCCTGTGACGCTGTTGTCTGATAGGAACTTATTAATGGCATTAATCTCCTGTGCGGTAAGTTCGCCGCTCTCAAGCAATGACAAAATGTGTTCAGCCTGCTTGAGGTGGATTAAGTCAAATAGTTCCTCTAAGGAACGTTTACTCATTGTTTCTTTAGGTTCTCCTTTGCTGAAATTACTTTGAGGTTCGATGACTTGTTGTTTAATGCATTGCCATCTTTGTGGTCGATGTGGGTGCCATCACCTTTAGAAACCTTGCCTTTTTTCATAGCCTTGCGTCGGTTCTTATTCCGGTTACGCTGCTTCTTGAGTTCAGTGGTAGAGGATTTCCAGTTTCGATAGGCTTCTTTGTTACTTACGCCTTTTGGATTTGGCACAGCTGTATGCCCCTTTTATGGCTCGATACGCTTTAGGTAGCGCAATGGTTAGATTGAGTAGTAAGAGAAAGGCCGTACCGACAAACACCCAGTTAGAGAGTGTGAGTCCGAGGATTTGAAGACCTGATACCGTAATACCAGTGGGAAGGGCTGTGCTTTCTATTACCTGCTTTGCGATTACTGGGATGTCAGGAAGAGTGCTCATTATTATGGACTCGTAGGCCACACAACGTCAGTAGGGAAATCTACCTGTTCAGTAACATCACGTAATTCTTGTCTATATATCTTCCATTGATTAAGAGTCCCTTCAATGATTGGGCTATCAGGCAGTAAAAGGTAGTCACATTTTAATAACAGTGAGTCGCGCATATTTCGTGCATCGACTGTTCTAAAATGTGTCATTTCCTCAGGTGTTGGCTCAGGTTCTGGCTCAGGTTCTGGCTCTGGCTCAGGTTCTGGCTCTGGCTCAGGTACTGGCTCAGGACGAACGCTAAGTGCTTCATCTGGGACTGTC